GGTAGATCTTATGGGAAATAAAATGTTGATGTCCGGCATCGGTTCATATGCCCCTCAATACATGAGCAACGGGGGTGGAGTACCGCTTGTTGGCGGCTCAAACCCTGCCGGATTAAATTTTTCCGGGGCTTTTAGTTACGACGCCTTGACGGAAGAACAAAAACAACAGCTTGCCAATATGGGCATTGGTTACAACGTAACGGGAGCCACGGGCACCGGACGGGGTGGACAGGGTGGCGCTGGAGGGGCCAAAGCCGGACAAGGTCAGACGCCACTGCCTTCTTATTTGTACTTTGACGGCAACATGGTTGTACCGTACCGCGAAACCAATAACCGTCAGATGATAGACACGTTACGTCTTTTAGGTCTGGTAAGCGATGAGGACTACGCGTGGTTTAGTAATTATTTTAAAAATGAGCGCGGAGATGCTACGTGGCTCAATTCTTATTTTAATCGTCCGGATGAGAACTTTCAGAGAGAACGGTTTTTTGAACGCACAGACTTTGACGATGAGACAGACGCGAGATGGAACCGGATATTTGATTCGATAGATGCGGCCAGCAAAACGGGCGGCTTTGCGACAGACGATAATTTCTTGATGCAGTATACCGACCAAGGGATTCGCTCTACTTTTGGCGCGGTGCGTCCTATGGGCGGTACGCCAAGGTCGCCCTTTTTTACGACTAGTGATGTGCTTGTTGATTCTTCGGAACAACCTAACCTTTACACTTACAACGATGGTCAGTTTGATCCCATGACCCAACCGGCCCCGGTAAATCCATACCAGACTCCGGCGTCTGATTTAGCTTATCCGTATGTCCCACCCTCTGGCCCAACGCCCACATTGACTGCTACGACGGCTGACGCACAGCCGGTCAACTTGGAGGATACACAGGGCCGTGGAGATATTTACACGCCTACTGCCACGCCTACTCCCGTAACGCAAACTACTACTCCTGTCACTACCGCCCCTACCCCTACCCCGACGCCCTTTGTTGACGAAGAGCTTATGGCATTGGATGACGAGCAGAAAAGTGTGTACGACGTTGTTAAATTTCTTGTGGAAAGCCGTCGGGGCGATCAGCTAACAAACGCTGAAGCCAACCAAATTTTGACGGCTTATGATGCAACAGGACGAGATTCAACAAAGCTTCAGAGTCTAATTGCTGGGGATGTCAGCGGACAGGGCAATATTGACGTAGATCCCGGTGACGTGGCTTTGGCTCAAGGGCAAGCAATTTCGTCCACACCTTTTGTGCCTACCGGTGGGACAGGATTAACTTCTACACAAGCCGCACTCAAAGCCATGGAAGAGCGTAAAGCCGCCGAAGCACAGGCGGGGCAGTTCGCTATGGGTGGCATTGTGGATTTGACCGGCGGCATGGACATGTCGATGACCGGCCAAGGGTTAGAGACTTTCCTGAATCCAGAACGATCTAAAGCGACCCTTCGCCGTAACCTCGCGAAAACCGCACCACGGCCCACGATGCAAACGGGCATCATGCCCATGGCCCGATAACATGTCAGATGGAATAATGGGGTTAATTAATGAAGCGCGGGCTTACGCAGAATCAAAGTACGCGGCACATTTAGGAATGGACGACGACGCTATTGCTTGGGCCAATTCTGTTGGAGAAAAATACGGAAAAGCCGGTCAGTTTGATGGAACAGCCGATGCCGCAAGACATATAGCTTTAGGGTGGCTAACTACGCAGACACCGGACCCAGAGCGCGCTTTTAAATCAATTCAAAACCGTGAAGATTTTGGACTAGATCGTATTTCTGAATTTTTTAATCCCGAACATCGTGGTCGTCGGATGGATTTGCATAACAACCGGTTAGGTTACGAGCTTCCGGCTAAGACAAGAGACGAAGCTGAAAAACTCATTAATCAGCTTATTCTTTCTAAAGAAGCTGAATATATGACCCCCGAAGAAAGCCGCAAAATGAGAGGCTATGCTATGGGCGGTGAAGCGCGATATGATATAAGACGCGGCGTGGGCGCATTTGCCCCATACACTAGGAGTGCCTGATGGCCAATGGTGACGATAAAGCACAGCTATCTTCGTTGATGGATAGCACGGCCCCTCGTTCTGAATTAGAAGATGCCGATCTTGAGTTGGACATTGAGATAGCCGCACCCGGTACTTTTGTAGGTAAAGTCAACGAGGTTTTGCCGGAAGGCATAGAGATTGAGGCCGAAGAAGATGGTGGAGTTACTGTCGATTTTGATCCTATGGCCATGGTTGGCCTTGATGACGGCGATTTCTATCGCAACTTGGCAGAGGAGTTGGACGATAGAGAGCTTGGCCGCCTATCTTCAGAGCTTTTAGGCGAGTTTGAAGCTAACAAATCTTCGCGTTCCGAGTGGGAGGACGCGTATTCCAAGGGCTTGGAGCTTTTGGGGTACAATTACGAAGAGCGCACAATGCCCTTTAGAGGGGCCACGGGCGTAACTCACCCATTGCTTGCAGAAGCGGCCACACAGTTTCAGGCACAGGCATTTAATGAGCTTTTGCCGCCGTCAGGGCCTGTTCGCACCCAGATTATTGGTGAAAAGACGCGAGAAAACGAAGCGCAGGCGTTTCGTGTAAAAGAGTTTATGAACTACTACATCACCAACGTGATGGAGGAGTACACGCCTGAGTTTGATCAGATGCTGTTTTACCTGCCGCTGGCCGGTTCTACTTTCAAGAAAGTTTATTATGACGAGGCGATAGATCGCGCTGTCAGCAAGTTTGTCCCCGCAGAGGACATTGTGGTGCCGTATGGTGCCAGTGATTTAGATTCTTGTGAAAACATCACTCAGGTCGTGAAGATGACTTTAAATGATCTGCGTATCCGGCAGGTCATGGGTTTTTACAGGGACATCCCCGTTATTCCGGCGCAAGGCGCAGAAGACGAGATTACGGGTGAGATCAATAAACTAGATGGGGTAGAACCCAGCAATCTGGATTATGACTGCACTTTGCTTGAGTGCCACGTCAATCTGGACCTAGAAGGTTTTGAAGACACGGGGGAAGATGGCGAGCCAACGGGCATCAAAGTTCCGTATATCGTCACGATAAGCGAAGATAGCGGCCAAGTTCTGTCTATTCGACGCAATTTTAAAGAAGAAGACGACGTAAAGAAAAAGATCCAGTATTTCGTGCACTACAAGTTTTTGCCGGGTTTTGGATTTTACGGCCTTGGTTTAATCCATACCATTGGTGGCCTGTCTCGCACAGCCACTGCGGCCTTACGTCAGTTGATTGATGCGGGTACGTTGTCGAATCTACCGGCAGGTTTCAAGGCCCGTGGCCTACGGGTCAGGGACGATGAAGAACCGCTACAGCCCGGTGAGTTTAGGGATGTAGATGCGCCCGGTGGGGCTATCAGGGACTCTTTAATGCCGTTGCCGTTCAAGGGTCCAGACACCACGTTGTTCCAGCTTCTGGGCTTTGTGGTAGATGCGGGTCGTCGGTTCGCGACGATTACGGACATGAAAGTGGGCGATGGTAACCAGCAGGCGGCTGTCGGAACGACGGTAGCGTTGTTGGAACAGGGCTCACGGGTCATGAGTGCGGTGCATAAACGTCTGCACTATGGGATGCGTCAGGAGTTCAAGCTTCTCGCGCGGGTAATGTCCGAGTATTTGCCGCAGGAATACCCTTATGCGGTGATGGGGGGTGATCGTGCGATCATGCAACGGGACTTTGATGACCGGATAGACGTTGTTCCGGTATCAAACCCCAACTCTTTCTCGCAGGCACAGCGTATTTCACTGGCGCAAGCCCAGCTACAGATGGCCATGCAGGCCCCTCAAATGCATGATATGCATGAAGCATATCGTCGTATGTATGAGGCTTTGGGGGTCAATGACGTAGACAAAATATTGATAGCGCCGTCCTCAGACGATCCAATACCAAAAGATCCCGCACAGGAAAACATGGATGTTCTTGATGGTGTTCAGTTGAAGGCCTTTGAGGGTCAGGACCATGATGCACACATTATGGCGCATTTAATTTTTTCGACTTCTCCTACATTACAGGCGATGCCTACTGCCGCGATAGCTCTTCAAAAGCACATCATTGAACATGTGAAATTGAAATGTCAGGAAATGGCTACGGCACAAATGTTGCAACGAACCGGTGGCCAACCTTTGAACGCGGACATGGAGCTTGAGTTAGAAGCCATGGTCGCTCAAATCAATGCACAAGAGTTTGCCAAGCTGAAACAGCTTACAGCACAGATCACGGGCCAGAACCAAGGTGACCCGCTGGTGCAACTCAAGCAACAGGAGCTTCAGTTGGATGCTCAGAAGCAACAGGCAGAGTTGCAGATGGATCAGGCAGAGTTGCAGATGGATCAACAACGTATGGCTAACAAGCAGACTGAGTTCCAGCAACGACTTGCTAGTCAGGAACGACAGACGCAGGCTAGAATCGACGCGGCTTTACAACGTGAATTGTTAAAACGAGGTAATTGATATGAGAGTTAAAGTAGACGGCGCACCGCCCAAGAACCCCCCAAACCCTGTAGCCAAGGCCGATATTCAAGGTCAAGGCTCTATTCCTTATGCTGTAGCAAAAGAGGAAAAGACTCCGGATATTACGTTTGCCAAGGTAACTACAGGCAAAAAGCGTGGTATGGGGGCGGCTTTACGTGGCTCACGCTTCACTAACGCTTAATTTAGGGGGTTTTGATGCTACAAGCACTGATAGGTCCTGTTACCGGTTTACTGGATAAGTTTATACCGGACGCTGACGAAAAGGCGAAGCTTGCACATGAAATTGCAACAATGTCCGAGCGTCATGCTCAAGAGCTTGCAAAAGGTCAGATTGAGATTAACAAGGCCGAAGCGGCACACAAGTCTATGTTTGTCGCGGGCTGGCGACCATTTGTTGGGTGGACTTGCGGTGTTGCTCTGGCTTGGCACTTTGTCGGCCAGCCTATTGCTGTTTTTGTCATCACATTTGCTGGTGTGGAAGCCCCTCCGTTACCTGTGTTTGAAATGGAGAGCCTTCTTACAGTTTTGCTTGGGATGTTGGGCCTCGGTGGTCTACGGACCTTTGAGAAGACCAAACAGGTAGCTCGCGAAAAATGAAATGTTATGACTGCCAAACTGAACTGATCTGGGGCGGCGATCACGATAATGATCGTGACGATGAGCATTTAATCGAAACTAATCTTTCTTGTCCCGAATGCGGTGCGTTTGTAGTGGTTTGGTGGGGAAAGAAAGAGGACGAAAATCTTGACGCCAGAACAGCTTAACGCGTGGCGTATCATCCCGCGGATACTCATGTTTGCCATGATTGCCATGACATACCGGACGGTTGAGTGGTTTATGTCTTTGCCTGACCCCAATCCCGAGCAAGCGGCACTGGTGTCTGTGATGACGGGCGCTCTGACCGGCTCATTTGGTTTGTTTCTTGGGAAAAAAGAGTGAGCGAGTTTAAATACTTCAAGCTGTCTGATTTTAACTGTCAGGAGACAGGTGAGAACGAGATGGACTTGGACTTTATCAGGAGTCTTGACGAGCTAAGAGAAGCCTGCGGCTTTCCGTTCATAGTTAACTCTGGATTCAGGTCTGCCAGTCATAGCGTAGAGGCAAAGAAGTCAAAGCCGGGAATGCACAACTCGGGAGTTGCTGTTGACATATCAGTAGCAGACGGTGTGCAAAGACTGGCAGTTGTGCAAAAAGCTATAGAGCATGGATTTACAGGCATTGGCGTAGCCAAGACATTTGTTCATGTAGACAAAAGAACCTCTACTCCGGTGATGTGGACATATTAGTTGCTCCTTTTAGACTGTCGTGGTATATAGATAAGACTTTCTGAGATGGAGCGCATGTGGACTCATTACACCTAGTTCAATTTATACAAAAGGTTATAAAGGAACGTCGCACACAAGTCTTAGAATTGTTGGAAAACAATAGCGTAAAGTCGATGGAGCAGTACCAAAACCTTATGGGGGAGCTATCGGCTTTGAATCATGTAGCACAGGAACTCTCGGGCCTGCTAGAAAAACAGGAGCAACTAAATGACTGATCTAGCTGAAGAAATTGACCTAGACGCCGCCGCAGAAGGCGTCAAATCCCTTTACAAAGCTCCACAGCCCAAGGTACTTGACCCCGAGGCCATGGACAAAAGTCTTTTGGAGCGTATGCCACAGCCCACCGGCTGGCGCATGTTAATCCTCCCATACCGCGGTAAAGAAACCACGGAAGGCGGTATTTATATTCCCAATCAAGTCTTGAACGACACTCAGCTTCAGACTGTCGTGGGATATGTCGTTAAGCAAGGCCCCCTTTGCTACAAAGACGCTGAAAAGTTCCCTGACGGCCCATGGTGCACCGAAAAACAGTGGGTAATCTTTGCTCGTTATGCTGGTTCTCGGTTCCGTATTGACGGCGGGGAGTGCAGGATTTTGAATGATGACGAAATCTTAGCGACTATTGACGATCCAGAAGACATTCTTAGTTTGTAAAGGAGAAGCACCATGGGAGAACCTGCTGAAGAACCTCAATTTGAATTAGATGTGGGAGATGCTGAAGCCACAGAGGTGGAGATTGAGCAACCTGAAGAAGATGTTCCACGTGGAACAACTGATTCGGAAGAACCTGTGATTGAGGTAGAGCAAGAAGCCTCGCCTGACGACGAAATGGCCGAGTACAGCGAATCTGTACAGAAACGCATTAATCGTTTGACTAAAAAAATGCGCGAAGCCGAGCGTCGTGAAGAAGAGGCCCTGAAGTTTGCACAAAATGTGCAGGCCGAATCAGAACAAATCAAACAGAGGATGCAAAACCTAGATCAAGGTTTTATGACCGAATACGGTCAGCGCATCCAACTCCAACAACAGCAGGCTGAAGCGGCCCTCAAACGCGCTGTTGAGTTAGGTGATGCAGAAGGAACCGTAGTCGCTCAGAAAGAACTGACGGATATCACCATTGCGGCTAACCAATATGCTCAAGCTCAGAGACGTGCTGAAGCTAATCAACAGGTTCCGCAACAACAGGCTCCACAAGCCGCACCGCAACAACAAGCCCCACAACAGCCTCAAAGGCCTGATCCCAAAGCAGAGCAGTGGGCGGAAAAAAACTCTTGGTTTGGTCAAGACGAGGCAATGACTTTTGCCGCCTTTGGAATTCACAAAAAATTAGTGGAAGACGAGGGGTTTGACCCGCAAGGGGATGACTACTACAATGAATTGGACTCTAGAATTAAGCGGGAGTTCCCGCATAAATTTGGAGAGGAGCAATCCACTGGCCGCAAGCCCGCTCAGAATGTTGCCGGTGTCTCACGCTCCACCAAAACTGGGCGCAGTGGTAAAAGGGTCAAACTCTCCCCGACCCAAGTAACAATTGCTAAAAAGTTGGGAGTGCCGCTTGAAGAATACGCGAAATACGTAAAGGAGTAAGACTATGTCCACAGAGAAGAAAGGCTTTGAGGGCATTAACCGCTCCTCACGTGAAACAGCGTCAAGGGAGACACAGGGACGGCGTAAGCCTTGGACTCCCCCGTCTATGTTAGACGCCCCGCCCGCACCAGAGGGCTTTAAACATCGTTGGATACGCGCCGAAGTAAGGGGTTTTGACGACACCAAGAATATTTCGGCAAGGTTGCGAGAAGGCTATGAGCTTGTTCGCCAAGATGAGTATCCAGATTTTGAAGCACCGGTAATTGATTCGGGTAAATATGAGGGTGTGTTTGGTGTTGGCGGATTGATGCTCGCTCGTATACCGTTGGAAACAGTAGAAGAACGCGCTGAGTATTTTGCTCAACGTAACGCGGACCAGATCGAAGCTGTGGAAAGCGATATGATGCGAGAAAACGCTCATCCAACGATGGCAATCGGTAAACCCGAACGCCAGAGTCGTGTAACTTTTGGCGGCCCCAAAAAATAGGGCCGCACAGAATGGAGAACTAAGTTATGGCAAATCAAGAAACTGCCTTTGGTCTTCGTCCTGTAGGTCTGGTAGGAAGCGGTGTTAACAGCACCGGAGTTACTCAGTATGAAATTGCTAGTAACAACACTAATGCTATTTTTAACGGAAGCATCTGTGTTCCCACTGCCGCAGGCGTTATAGACCAAGCTGGAGCTACAAGTGGCGGCACTACGCAAGCCCTTGGCGTTCTGGTAGGGGTTGAATATCAAGACGCCACACAAAAGAAACCTGTGTTTCTTAATTACTGGCCCGGATCAGGAAGCGTATCGGTAGATACCAATTTTCCTGTAAAGGCTCTTGTGGCTGATAACCCTGATCAACTGTTCGTCGTTGCGGCGGATGCATCTCTCACTGACCGAGCTACTGCATTAACGGCTGTTTTTGCTAACGCAAGTCTGGGAACTTCTGCCCGTACCGGTTCTACCGATACAGGCAAGTCAAATTCTCAGCTTTCTGTAAGCAGTATTGCTGTTACTGCTACGCTACCTTTGCGTATCGTAGGTTTGGTTGATGATGAAGCTAATCAAGATTACGCTTCAGTAGGGGCACATCTGCTTGTTCGATTGAACGCTCATTTCAACGCTGGCACACGTGGTTTTGCTTCACAAACCACTGCCGACTCAACCGGCATTTAAGGGGGATTAAGTAATGGCTATTTCTCGCGCACAGTTGGCGAAGGAACTTGAGCCGGGGCTTAACGCTCTTTTCGGACTTGAGTATGATCGCTACGAGCAAGAACACTCTGAAATCTTTGAAGAAGAGACTTCAGATCGTGCTTTTGAAGAAGAAGTAATGCTGTCTGGCTTCGGCACTGCGCCGGTTAAGTCAGAAGGTGGTGCTATTTCGTTTGATGACGCGCAGGAGACATTTACTGCACGTTATACTCACGAAACGATTGCACTGGCATTTTCAATCACCGAAGAGGCGATTGAAGACAACCTGTATGACCGCCTTGCTTCTCGTTACACTCGTGCTTTGGCACGATCCATGTCCCAGACCAAGCAGATTAAGGCCGCTTCAATTCTGAACAACGCCTTTAGCACCGGTTCTCCTGTTGGAGATGGTGCCGCTCTCTGCTCTTCGGCTCACCCGTCCCTTTCAGGGAACCAGCGTAACTTGCTGTCAACTGCCGCTGACCTCAACGAGACTTCTCTTGAGCAGATGTTGATTGACATTGCCGGTTTCACGGATGAGCGTGGTCTGAAGATCGCGGTACGTGGTATGAAGTTGATTATTCCTAAAGAACTGCAATTTATTGCGGAAAGAGTAATTAACTCTAACCTAAGAACTGCCACGGCGGACAACGACCTAAATGCCATGAAATCCATGGGCATGCTCCCAGATGGGGCGGTAGTTAATCATTTCTTGACCGACACAGATGCGTTCTTCATTAAGACTGACGCACCTAACGGTTTTAAAATGTTTAACAGAAGCCCCATCAAGACTGCCATGGAAGGTGACTTTGATACTGGAAACATGCGTTTTAAAGCGCGTGAGCGATACAGTTTTGGAGTTTCCGATTGGCGTTGTGTTTTTGCCACACCGGGTGCTTAAAAACAAAGCCGCCTTCGGGCGGCTTTTTTGTTCCACGTGGAACATTTATGTTAGTATAAATTTTTCCTGACAGCCTCATACTGAGGTTGACACTGGCCACGACAGGAGAACCTCATGGCTAATACTACGTTTAACGGTCCCGTCCGTTCCGAAAACGGTTTTTCAGATATCACCAAAAACTCCACTACCGGCGCTGTAACCAGCACCATGACGCTTTCTACCTACGAAACTACTATCACGGTAGCTGACGGTGCCACTACGGGCAAAGAGTCTGCAATTGGTATTCCAGATAATTTTATCCCTATGGGCGTTACAATTGCCGTTACTACCGCCGCCGCAAACTCTGTCACGCTTAATGATATCGGCACAGATGCTGATACTGACGGTTTTGTTGATGGTATTTCTGCCGCTCTAAATTCAACTGGTTTCAAGGGGTTTTTCCCATGTAACGGTGTCCTTGGCATGTCCGGTGGAACAACCACTGCGGCTACTGGTACAGCGGACGAGGTTGAGCTTGTTGTTTCGGGAGATCCCGGCGGCGACACAGTTATTGTTTTGAAGTTTTTTGGAATTTCCAGCACTTCTGACGCATCATAACGGGAGATTTCCATGGCTAATTCAGACGTAAGATCAAAACGTCTGACCGGAACAGGCTCTGCTGGTGTAGGGCCTGCTCGTATTCGTCAGATTCAAGTTTTTTCAGCATCTGGTACTCCAAGGCTAACCATTACTGACGCTAGTGGGGGTAGCACAGTACTAGATTTGGATTTTTCTGCGAGTGAAACACACTCAGTTAATATCCCTGATGAAGGCATAAAAGTGTCTGATATTTTTGTCAGTGTTTTAACTAACATTACAGCAATCACGGTGTTTTTTAGCTGATGGCCACCACCAAAGACGTAAAAAGGCTCCCCTCTGGTCGTTTAAGCTACCGAGGGGAAACTTTTTCGGGCTACAACAAGCCTAAAAAAACCCCCGGAAAGTCCAAAAAAAGTGCGGTTTTGGCTAAAAAAGGCAAGGAAGTAAAACTTGTTCGCTTTGGTGATCCGAACATGTCGATTAAAAAGTCACAGCCGGGCCGCAGAAGTAATTTTAGAGCGCGTCACAATTGTGATACGGCAAAGGATAAATTTTCTGCTAGGTATTGGTCCTGTAAAGCTTGGTAATCGCCATGAGGTTAGAAGATGTTTTAGCCAAGCTAAACCAGCATGAGGCGGAATGTGCGCTTCGTTATGCTCGTATTGAAGAAAGGCTGGATGACCAAAAACAGTCTTTAAACAAATTAGATATAAAAATTTGGGGTTTAGCTGTTTTGATTATAAGCGCCCCCATTTTTACTAAGATGATAGGGTGATGTTATGGGTATGGGGATTTCGGGCTCAAGGGTAAAAACAGGGCCAAAAAAATCAAAAGTCCAAGTCACTTACATGCGTAAAGGTGGTGCGGCGTCTAGTAAAAGCAAGGGCAGTAAAATTTGTCCTGAAGGTAAGGCGTGGGCAAAGCGAACTTTTGACACATACCCCTCTGCTTACGCTAATTTAGCCGCTAGTAAATATTGCAAAGACCCTAATTATGCTAAGAAATCAAAAGGTGGCAAAAGAAAAGGGAAGTAAGGTTCTGAAATGGCTGAATTAACTGTTGCTCAGAAACGAAAGATGATAGCTGAATTGCGTAAAGCATCTAAACTACACGCTGGTCAAGCAGACCGTTTAGAAAAAACTTTGCCGGGTTCAAAAAAATCTGGAAAAAAAGGCAATGGGCGAACTTAAAAATTGGCTGGACCAAGATTGGGTCCGTATTGATAGCAGTGGAAACATTGTTGGTGAATGCGGCACCTCTAAAGATAAAAAACGTCCAGATCGTTGTTTGCCTCGTTCTAAAGCCAACAGCTTGAGCAAATCCGAACGTGCCTCTACAGCGCGTAAAAAGAAGCGTGAGGGCGCGAAAGGTAAGCAAGTCGTAGCTAATACTAAAGCCGCTAAAGTCCGCAAAGCCGCCAATGGTGGAGAAATACGTAAAAATCACCGGGGTTGTGGTGCCGTGATGCCGGAGCGTAGAAAAAAGACTAGGTATGACTAGTCATGGACCTAGAACAAAAAGTCATTGAAGAAATAAAAGAATGGGCAAACCAAGTTCTAGATAAGCCTAACTCTTTTTTTAACAACCTTCCGGCGTGTCCTTACGCCAGAAAAGCTTTTTTATCTGACAAAGTAGGTTTTTCGTTTAGTTACGAAAAATCTATGCACCACTTATACACAGTTTTGTCACAGTTTGATGACACCTACGATGTAATTTTGTGTGTGCAATTTGATTTTGTGAGTGAATCACAAGAATTTCATGATTACATCGGGGCTTTGAATGACGCCATAGCTACAGGCACTTTTGTGCAAAAAGACTTGTGGGTCATGGGCTTTCACCCGTATGACGAAGGCGAAGAGGCATTTGACCAAGAATTTGATTATTTAGTGGACGAGCCATACGCCATGTTTTTTGTGCAACGGCTTTCCACTATTGAAAAATCGGCAGAAATGCTGAGAGAAAAGGGGTACTATGATCAGTACCTAAATGACCCAGAAACCGCTGGTTTGTGGGATGAGCGTCAGGAACTATATAGGAGACTCTGTGATGCCGGGAATGAGAAATGGTATGGCCAAGAAAAAAGCCAAGCCTGTTAAGAAAATGCGTGGCGGTGGTAATCCAAAAGCGAAAGCCAAGCCTGTTAAGAAAAGAAACGGCGGCGAGGCCATGATGGACCCCCCGCCTAAAGCAAAAGCACTGCCTAAGAAAATGCGTGGCGGTGGCATGGCAATGAAGGACAAACCCCCCGGCCTAAGAGGCGGTGGTAATCCAAAAGCAAAAGCCAAGCCTGTTAAGAAAAGAGGTGGCGGCGGCGTAAAAGCCAAGAAAAAAGCCAAGCCTATTAAAAGAGGCATGGGCGGTGCCGTAGTCCGTAGTAGCTCAAAGAAGTCTTTGTAGCCATGAAAAAGGACTTAAAGCCTGTTCCAAAGGGGAACAAAGGTTTGCCAAAACTACCGACTGAGGTCCGAAACAAGATGGGCTTCATGAAGCACGGTGGTCCGGTAAACGCACACAAACAGGAAGCTATGAGCCCTTGTCCAAAGCCACGGGTCCGAGGTTATGAAAAAGGTGGTGGTGTGACTCTGCCTAGGTCAGAAACAACCATTATCCCTGATCACGAAGGTCCTAGAAAGGACAGTGATTATTATGATTACCTTAGCTCTGCTGAAAAATCGGGGTCGGCAGGGGCTGGAGCGGTAAGAGGTATTGGTTCTGGTTTAGGTAAAGGTAAGCCTGTTCTCCCGAAAAAAAAGCCTAAACGAAAAACTGACGACGAGCGATTGTTAGAGAAAATCAGAAAAAAGGCTAAAGAATGACTACGTCAGGTTCAACAGACTTTGAGTTAGATGTAAGTGACTACATCGAAGAGGCTTATGAACGCTGTGGGCTAGAAGTCCGCACGGGTTATGACCTTAAAACTGCAAAAAGGTCGTTGAACTTGATGTTGGCCGATTGGGCAAACCGGGGTTTGAATCAATGGACAATTGAGCAAACAACGGTTTCGCTTACCGAAGACACTGCTGAGTATACGCTTGGAGCATCCACCATTGACGTGCTGGACGCCGTCATACGAAGAAGTGGAACAGATTTTGCGCTGGAACGGATTAGTAGGGGCGATTACATCAATATACCCACTAAAACGACCAAAGCACGTCCTTCTCAGTTCTTTGTAGATCGGCAAATCAACCCTGTGTTGAAGCTGTGGCCTGTACCTGAAAACAGCACAGACACAGTCATTATTGACAAGCTTGTACGTATGGATGACGCAGACACGTTTACAAACACCATGGATTTGCCGTTTCGGTTTTACCCTTGTTTGGCCGCAGGTTTGGCGTATTACCTTTCAATGAAACGTGCCCCTGAACGCGTACAGCTTCTCAAGGCGGTCTATGAAGAAGAGTTTGACAGGGCCGCATCTGAGGATAGGGACAGGTCTTCTTTTAACATTCAACCCTCAATGGCTTACTCAAGGATTCTGTAATGGCTAGGTTTGCTAACGGTAAGTTTGCATACGGCATATCAGATCGCTCGGGCTTTCGTTACAAGCTAAACGAAATGAAACGTGAGTGGACGGGGATGTTGGTGGGTCCTGATGAGTATGAGCCAAAACACCCCCAGCTAGAGCCTCGTAGGAAAGCTGTGGACCCACAAGCTTTGTTAAACCCTAGACCACAGCCAGACAATCCAACCAGTGCTTTTTTGGTTAAGACTACAAATGGTATTAGCTATTTGGGTAATGGAAATTGGTCTACCTCGGGTGTAGCTCAGTTGCCATCAGAGCTTGATGCGACCGACGCTCTGACAGGCTCTGTAGGCTCAGTTACGGTGACTACCTCATGAGTTTTACTTTTGGTGAATTAAAACAGGCCATAAAAGATTACACGGAAAACGACGAAACGACGTTTACCAATAATCTCCCTGTGTTTATCCGCAATGCTGAAGAGCGCATTCTCAAAAATGTACAGCTTTCGGAGTTTCGTAAAAATGTGGTGGGGACTTCTACCGCTTCTAATCAGTTTTTAGATTGCCCGTCTGATTTTTTGGCCCCGTTTTCGCTTTCTTTTGAAGTTTCTTCGTCCAAAATTTTTGTTGAATATAAAGACGTTAATTTTTTGCAGACGTTTAACCCAAACAGTAGCACCACAGGGACGCCTAGATACTACGCGATGTTTGATAGCAGTAATTTTATTTTAGCGCCTACTCCAGATGCCGCTTTGACCGCGGAGCTACACTATTACTACCGACCCGCCAGTTTGACCAGTTTGAGCGATACAAGTCAGTCATGGCTTAGTGAAAACGCGCCCTTGGCGCTGTTATACGGCAGTTTGCTAGAGGCGTACACCTTTATGAAAGGTGAGCAGGATGTTCTAGCTCTGTACACTGCTCAATTGCAAAACGCTCTTATTGGTATGAAGCAGTTTGGAGAATCTAAAGAAGTGACGGATCAATATATGACCGGCATGGTCATAAGGCCTAAACAATGAACTTTGAAGGGGTTACACTATCACCGGGCATAGTCGAAGTTCAGACTACTCAACATCGTGGTTTCACCCCGGAAGAGGTGGCTGACCGATGCTTAACCAAACTTCTTAGCGTTTCTGATACGGCACCGCCCGCTATCAGAGATCAAGCGATAGCTTATAAGGAGCATATGAGAGCGGTTCTTGTCTTCTACATGAAGGAAGCCGTTCAAAGCGACAGGACTACTGTTAACAACGCTCTGCTTGATGCAGGGCACAAAGATTTGGCTGAACTTATCGGGAGATTATGACATGGCCTTCTCAGGAAATTTTATGTGTACCAGCTTTAAGCAAGAACTGCTTCAGGCCAAACACGATTTTACAAATAGCTCTGGCGATACGTACAAGCTGGCAATGTACACCAACTCTGCTAGTTTTAATGCGTCAACCACGGCGTATACAACCAGCAATGAGATTAGCGGAACAGGCTACTCAGCGGGTGGGGGAACACTGACCAACGTGACCCCGACCACTTCGGGAACTACGGCCTTGACCGACTTTGCCGATCTCACGTTCTCCAGTAGCACCCTGACGGCGCGTGGAGCCTTGATTTATAACACCACGACAGGTAGTGGCAGCGGAACTACTAACACCGTGCTTGTTCTGGATTTTGGCGCTGATAAGTCATCAAGCTCTGGTGACTTTACGATTGTGTTCCCAACGGCTGACGCATCTAACGCTATTATTAGGATCGCATAATCATGGCCTTGGTCGTTGCTGATCGCGTAAAAGAAACCACCACATCGACAGGTACAGGCGCGATTACGCTCGGGGGTGCAGAATCCAACTTCCGCACCTTTTCGTCTGTCCTGTCGGATGCGGACACCACTTACTACGCCATCATTGATGACAACAACGTCGCTTTTGAGGTTGGTCTAGGCACTTATGCAAGTAGCGGTAACACGATAACCCGCACCACGGTTCTTGCCAGTTCCAATAGCAACAATGCCGTGAACTTTAGTGCGGGAACCAAAGATGTGTTCCTGACCTATCCTGCGGATAAGTCTGTAAACAGAGACGCCTCGGGTAATGTCTCGGTTAGCGGCGGTGTAACGGCAACATCTTTTACTGGCCCTGTCACAGCTACTCAGGTAGACCTGACCGGACAGGGTGATCTTCGTTTACAAGATAGTTCTGGCGGCGAGTACGTGGCTTTGCAGGCGGCTTCGACGCTAGGCTCTAGCTACACGTTAACTTTGCCTACAAGCGATGGTAGTGCAGATCAAGTTCTTCAAACAGATGGGTCAGGAGTTTTAAGCTGGGTTACTCATGGCATTACTCATTTAGATACTTGGCGAATAACGTCAAACATTACATCCGATGCAGTTCCAATTACTACTTGGTCAAATAGTGCAGCATATCCAAATTTGCAGCCTACTTTGGGTACGGCAATGTCTCTTAGCAGCGGACTTTTTACTTTTCCCGTTACAGGATATTGGGAAGTACAGTTTTTTGGACAATATTATAATACTGGAAGCGATAATATGGGCATTGGTATACAAGCGTACGAAGCCGATGGAACTCTTAGGAGCGTGTCCGTCGCCGCTGTAGGAGAAACTGCTTCATATTATAATCAGATAAATCTTACCTCTTATTTAAATATTACAAATGTTTCTACTCAAAAAGTACGATTTTTTGCAAATAGTATAGTAAGTGGAAGACTTGAAGGCGCCACAGATCGAGATAAAACATATGTTGTATTCAAGCGCATTGCAGGCTCGGTTTAAAAAAGACTAGGAGATAGCCAATAGTTGAAAGTTCTACTTCTTGGGAGCTGGTGGATTAAATCAAGGCTAATTGGAGAAAACAATGGCACTTGTCATTAAAGACAGAGTAAAAGAGACAACAACGACCACCGGCACGGGAAACATTGCCTTGGGCGGCGCGGTCAACAACTTTGTCACGTTTTCTTCTGTTCTGTCAAACAGTGATACAACTTACTACGCGATTGTAGACAGCAATAACTCTGACTTTGAGGTGGGGCTGGGAACATACGCCAGTAGCGGCAACACAATCGCTAGAACCACCGTGCTTGCAAGCTCTAACAGCGGTTCTGCTGTTGATTTGTCAGCAGGAAGCAAGGTTATTTTTTGCGCCTTCCCAGCCGACAAAGCGGTGGTTGAAGACGCCAACGGTGTAGTGTCAATAGAAAATTTGCAGTTTGACACTAACGCGATCAAGTCTACAAACACCAACGGCAACATACAGCTATTTCCGTCAGGGACAGGCTTTACAGAGCTTTACGGCAATACCAATGCTGGTGCTATCCGGTTTAATTGCGAGTCAAACAGCCACGGTGTAACCCTTAAAGGGCCACCCCACAGTGCCTCTGCCACTTACAGCCTAGAGCTTCCAAATGCAGATGGAACAAGCGGTCAGGCGTTACTGACAGATGGCTCTGGCAAACTGTCATTTGGAGCCGCAGGGATTAACACAGGCAAAGCCATTGCGATGGCTATTGTATTTGGATAGGAGCTAAGAGATGGCGGCACCAAACATTGTCAATGTCAGTACAATTACAGGCAAATCGTTTTACCTTGCGCTAGCCAACACAAGCGCAACTGCGCTGGTCAGCAACGCTGCATCAAGTGGTAAAGTTTTCAAGATCAACATGATTCAGGTTGCCAATGTCGATGGGTCTGTAGCCTGTGATGTGACCGTTAAGTATCACACACAAGATGATATTGGTGGCACGGGATATGCCTTGGTGTCTACCGTATCCGTTCCACAGGATTCGGCACTGGTTGTTTTAGACAAAAACACAGCCATGTATCTTGAAGAAGACCGATCCATCTCTGTCACAGCAGGGACGGCAAATGATCTTGAGGTTCTTGTTAGCTACGAAGAAATTAGCTAGGTCTGAGCCATGAAGTTCTTGGGCAAAGACCCCAACATCATTGATGCCTATTACACCGCTACGGCTGAAGGCGCGATTACGGCTGGAAAACCTGTCATTGTTGAGGCAGATGGTGATGTAGCTCAAGTAGCGTTAGGTGGTTCAGAACTAGGTTCTGCCGCCGTTGTTGATAGCAATAATGTCTCTCAAACTCTAATAGCCTATGACTCAAGTGCGGGCAAGGTGGTTATTGCGTACAGAGACAATACAAACGCAAATAAAGGACAAGCCCGAGTAGGCACTGTTTCTGGAAGTTCAATTACTTTTGGTACAGAGGTTGCTTTTGCTGACGCGCAAACTACCCCTCTGGGCATTTCGTATGATGCGAATGCAGAAAAGGTGGTTATCATTTTTTATGACGATGACAACTCAAACTATGGCACGGCTGTTGTCGGCACGATAAGCGGTACGGATATTAGTTTTGGCACAGAGGTTGTTTATAACTCTGCCAACTCATACGGCGGAGGCATAGCTTACGACATCAACGCTCAAAAACATTTGATTGCTTACAGAGATAGTGATAATCGCGGCAAGGCCCGCGTGGGCACGGTGTCGGGGACGAGTATTTCTTTTGGAACTGAGGCGCAGTTTGAGTCAAGTACTTTCTATTACGGCGAAGTAACCTACGACGAAACCGCACAAAAAAGTATTATTTTCTGGAATAGAGGGTTTGGTAGCGGTCAGGCAGTTGTCGCTACGATTAGCGGCACTGATGTCACTTATGGAAGCATTGCAGAGTTCTCGTCTAGCGCGTTAGGTTCTGAAGGCCCAGAGGGGGCTTATGATGCAACATCACAAAAAGTAGTTGTTGCTTATGCAGACAACGGTAATTCTGGTTATGGCACTGCTAAAGTCTGCACTATTAGCGGAACAAGTGTAAGTTTTGGGAGCGCCCAAGTTTACAACTCTACCGCAGAGGCTATGACGGGTCTTGGGGCTGGTGGAGGAAAGCTCGTTGTGGCGTATTCAATCAACTCAACAAGCAAAGGAAAACTCAACGTAGGAACAGTGTCTGGGACATCCATATCGTGGGATTCCGCTGTAGAGTTTGAGGACGCACAAGTTGAAAATACTGCTGTTGCATACGATTCCACAGCAGGCCGATTTGTCATTGCTTATCGAGATCAGGGAAATTCTAGCGCCGGTACATCAATAGTTTTTGCGGCTGTTACCGTAAACCTCACCTCAGAAAACTACATAGGCATCGCCGCCGATACTTACTCTGACAATGAAGACTCAACGATTGGCATAGTCGGCTGCATAGATCGTAATCAAACCAGCCTGACAGCAGGCCAGCAATATTTTGTTCAGACTGACGGCACACTTAGCACCACAGCAGGATCGCCGTCTGTTCTGGCTGGCACTGCCATATCCGCTACTGAACTGGTGGTGAAAGAATGAAGGTCATAGGTGACAGTTTGCCAAGAAGGTTCAAGGCCAAGGCCAGCGGTTCGATTACTGCGGGTAAGCCTGTAATCGTTGAAGCTGACGGTGATGTAGCTCAAGTCGCTACATCGGCGGCGGCAGTTGGCACACCTGCCGTTTTTGAAAATTCTGAACTCGCTGATCCCTTTGTTGTTTACGACTCTAACGCTCAAAAGGTCGTGATAGCTTATAGAGACAGGGGAAATTCTGATTACGGGACCGCAATTGTTGGCACTGTCAGCGATACATCCATTAGTTTTGGTAGTTCCGCAGTATTTGAAAGCGCGACTTCCACTTATATGTATGCCGCCTATGATGCCAATGCTCAAAAAGTGGTTATCGTCTATAGCGACGGCGGAAATTCTCAGTACGGCACAGCAGTTGTTGGAACAGTAAGCGGGACTTCGATTAGCTTTGGAACAGCGGTAGTTTTTGAAAGTGCGTTTATTGACTTTCCTTCAGTGGCCTACGATTCCAATGCTCAAAAAGTGGTCATAGCTTTTCGTGACGTTGGAAATTCCAACTACGGAACCGCCATAGTGGGAACAGTTAGTGGTACGTCGATTAGTTTTGGTAGTGCCGCAGTATTTGAAAGCGCAAATACTAATGACGTTGAAGCCGTTTACGATGCTAGCGCCCAAAAAGTGGTCATTTTGTACAGAGATAATGGCAACTCTGACTATGGAACCGGCATCGTAGGGACAGTGAGTGGGACATCTATCAGTTTTGGCAGTGCGGCTGTATTTGAAAGCGCGAAGAGTGAGTATATGTCTGCCGTTTATGATTCTAACGCTCAAAAAATTGTAGTAGCTTACAGAGACGGTGGAAACTCTAACTACGGGACCGCTGTTGTTGGGACGGTAAGCGGGACTTCAATCACTTTTGGCAGTGCAACTGTATTTGAAAGTGCAGACATTCCCTTTCTCTCAGCCGTTTACGACTCTAAAAACCAAAAAGTGTTTATAGCCTATGAAGACACAGGAAATTCTAGCTATGGCACTTTCGTTTCTGGAACAGTCAGTGGAAATTCTATTAGTTTTGAATCACCAGCGGTATTTGACAGCACGGACTCTGACAAAATCGCGGCCGCTTATGATGCTAACGCCGAAAGGGTTGTCATCGCTTATAGAGACGGTGGAAATTCTGAGTACGGAACCGCTGTTGTAGTTCGCCCCGCTAGCACAAATCTCACCTCAGAAAATTTTATTGGTATTGCAGAGTACGCGGCGTCTGACACGGAAACAGCCACCGTGCTAATCAAGGGCGGCGTCAGCACCACACAGTCCAGCCTGACGGCAGGTCAGACATACTTTGTGCAAGGTGATGGCACGATAGCAACGTCAGCGGATAGCCCTAGCGTTACTGCTGGCACGGCTGTTACATCCACCAAACTGATAGTGAAGGGCTGATATGAGCTATATAGGCAGACAGCTTAATGTGCCAGCCAGCACGGTTGAGTTGACGGCGGAGGGTGCGATCACTGCTGGAAAACCTGTAGTTGTTGAGGCTGACGGTGACGTAGCTCAAATCGTCCAAACGAGCGTTACCCAAGGTGTTGGCTCCCCTGTAGTCTTTACTAGCACTGCCGCATACTCCAATGAACACGCGAGCGTGTTTGATAGCAATAACAACAAAGTTGTTTTTTGTTATAGCGATTACGGCAACAGTGGTTACGGCACTGCTGTTGTAGGAACTGTGAGTGGAACAACGATCTCTTTTGGTACTCCAGTAGTTTTTGAAAGCGCACAGACGGGTACAGAAGTTTCAGCCGCTTTTGACTCTAGCAATAACAAGGTAGTAATTGCATATCGAGACGGCGGCAACTCAACCTATGGCACGGCTATTGTCGGCACGGTTTCGGGCGATAGTATCAGCTTTGGCGCAGCCGCAGTTTTTGAAAGCGCAATTACCTCGAAGATCGGTATTTGTTTTGATAGCTCCAATAACAAGGCGGTGATTGTCTACACAGATCAAGGTAATTCAAATTACGGCACGGCTGTTGTGGCCACAGTCAGTGGGACATCAATCAGCTTTGGAACTCCTGTAGTCTATAGGTCTGCTAGGGCTGAAGACAATGTGGCAACATTTGATACTACTAACAACAAAGTTGTCGTCGCTTATGAATATAGAACAACCGGAGCAGGCGAGGCTGTTGTCGGGACCGTTATCGGTACAAGCATCTCGTTTGGTTCTACAGCAACTTTTGAGTCCGGCGACATTAAAGAATATCTAGCAATTACTTTTGACAGTAACACTGGTAAGGTTTTTATTAGTTATCAAGAAGGTAACAATCACCGTGGAATTGTTGGCACGGTTTCTGGTACAAGCATTTCATTCGGCTCTGCGGCAGACATCCAAAGTGGTGAGTCGTTATATGCGTCCTGTACTTTTGACAGCAGTGCAAATAAGGTGGTGGTCGCCTATGAAGATGGCGGTAACTCAAATTACGGCACTGCTGTACCAATAACGATAAGTGGCACAGGATTCAGCGTTGGCACGGCCACAGTTTTTGAAAGTGCAAACATTTCCTTTATTAGCTGCTGTTTTGATAGCAAGGCAAGCAAGGTTGCAATCCAGTATTCAGATACGGGTAACTCAAATTACGGCACTGGTGTGATTTTTCAAAACACGGACGCAATCACAAACCTTACCTCAGAAAACTTTATTGGCTTTGCAGAAAACGACTGCACCGATAACGGCTTGGCGACCATTCAGTTAGGCGGTTCAGTTAACGACAAACAGACCAGCCTGACGGCAGGGCAAACGTATTTTGTACAGACTGATGGCACAATAGGCACAAGTGCCGACTCGCCATCTGTGACAGCAGGCACAGCAGTTTCATCCACCGAAATTTTAGTAAAGGGCTAAAACATGAAAACCATTACCGAAAACGCAACCAAATTGTCGAAGTATCTTTTTGAGGACAGCAAGGCTGTGGCTATGGGTTCTGACAAGATTACGGTTGGCGACCCGTCTTCACCGGACTTTTACGTTGCTGATCTAAACTCCAGCAATGCCACGCTGACTGAGAGTGTGACGGACGCGCCTAGCAACTGGTCAGGCAATCGGTACACCTACGACCCTAGTGCTGATCCAAAATGGGTAGCAAACCCAGATTGGGTCGATCCCAGTGCGTAATATGTGGAAACAATCGTCCTGTATTTGGTGTTGGAAACCTACACTTATACATGGGCGATAGGCAGTAGAACACGGCTAGAACATTACCGGATTTGTCGATACAAGGAGCTAAATAGCACATCGGATCAAACGTACACTTGGTACTTGCCGTATTTCAGTTCGTATTGTGATCCCTATGTAGTATACGAGGTTCCAAATGATTGACCCCATTACAGCGGCGGCGGCGGCGACCAAGGCGTATGCGGGGGTCAAAGCCTTTATTGAGGCGGGCAAAAGTATAGAAGATACCTTTTCCGTGGTGGCGCGTTGGCAAGCAAGCGCCTCAGACATTTTGTACGCTAGTCAGCGCCAGAAAAAACGCACAAATCCTCTAAAACAAGTGGTTTTTGCTCAGTCAGTTGAAGCAGAGGCCGCGCAGATGTTTGCCGCAAAGAAACGCATAGAAAACCAACGCAAAGAAATAGTTACGCTGTTGCAGTATGCATACGGCAATGAGGGGCTTGAAGAGTACAGAAGATGTATGAGAGAGGTGCAGGAGCAAAGGCAAAGGGAAGTTTATGCCCAGCAGGAAGCCAAGGACGCAATGGTTAAATCGTTCTGGATTGTTGTGTTAGTGGGGATAGCAGGCGGCATCATAGCCTTTATTTTTGAGGCGGTGTCAAGTAAGGGGTAGTATACTGTGACAGCGCCCACTCAAAGCGGACCTAACTAACGCCTATGTTTGGTTTAACCGGATTTTCAGCCACACCGTTTAGCACCCCTTCTGCGTTTGGTCCGGTGGGTGTCACGGGTGTTGCGGCTACAAGCGGTGTCGGTAGCGTATCCATAAATGGTGACGCCGATGCAGTTATCACCGGCCTTCAGGCTACCGCTTCTGGCGGCGTTTTAGTTTTTAACGAGTCTGTATCTGTATCTGTAACAGGTTTAAACGGAACAGGTTCTGTAGGGTCTGTCGCTGCTGTTGAAGGTAAAACAGTAAACGTGACCGGGGTAGCGGCCTCCATGCCGATGACATCGTTGGAGGCGGGAGGCTCCCTGCTAGGTGGCTTGGCACTATCTGAAGAGCCGTTTGCCACGCTGTCTGATGACAGCCTTCAGATTAGCTTTGAGCAAGGCGTTGGGGCGTCTGTCACCGGCCTTGCCGCTACATCTGCGGTGGGCTCTGTTACGGTTACCGGTCTTGCCAATGTATCCTTAACCGGTATAGCAGGCACGGGTGGCGTTGGTTCTGTCACCGTAGATGCCGCAGGGCAAGTAGAAGTTACGGGAATAGCGGCCACGGGTGGTGTTGGCGCCGTCACTGTTACGCAGGGCACCGGCGTAAATGTGGCCCTCACGGGATCTTTTGCCGTGGGCCGGGTTGGAGTAGCCAGTGCAATAGGGGAAATACAAATTCAGGTCACGGGCGTGGCGGCGACAGGGGAAGTGGGTCAGGTTACCCCGTTTGCTTGGAACCCCATAGTTCCGGATCAGACTGCCAATTGGGTAGAAATAGCGGCGTAGCGAGGACATTATGCCTAGTACATATACGACAAACCTTGGTATTGAAAAGATTGCTACTGGCGAGCAATCAGGTACGTGGGGCACAACCACGAACACAAACTTTGATCTGATCGACAGCGCCATAGACGGCATTATTTCGGTCACTTTGTCCTCTGCAGGTAGTTCAGGTAGTCCCACCGACCTTCCTATAACGGACGGGTCCACGTCTAACGGGCGTAACAAGTTCATTGAATTTACAGACGGGGGTGATCTTGGCGGCACCGCATACGTACAGTTAACCCCTAACAATGCCGAAAAAATCGTTCATATTCGCAATTCTTTAAGTGGCAGTCGATCAATCATTATTTTTCAGGGGACTTACAACGCCTCCAATGATTTTGAGATTGCCAACGGAAAAGACGTTGTATTGAAGTTTAATGGTGGCGGCACGGGCGCTACCGTAACGCAAGTGTTTGTTGATCTTGTAGCTACAAATGTTACCGGTAATTTGACGGGTAACGTCACGGGTAACGTCACGGGCGCGATTACGGGTAATGTCACAGGTGATTTGACAGGGAACGTCACGGGAAATGTTACTGGCAACGTCACAGGGAACATCACGGGTAACATATCTTCTAGCGGAACTTCTACTTTTGCCACGGTTGACATCAACGGTGGGGCGGTGGACGGTACTCCTGTTGGAGCTAATTCTCCTGCCACAGGCGCTTTTACTACTTTAAGCACTACGGGCACCGCTACTTTACCTACGGTAGATGTAGCTGGTGGTGAAATAGACGGCACAAACATAGGCGCATCGACGCCCGGTGCAGGAACTTTTAACGCCTTAGCCACTACCGGGGACAGCATTACGATACAAACATCACAAACCCCCGCAAGTTCTTCTGCTTCAGGAACAAAAGGTGAGTTAGCTTATGACACAGAGTATTTGTACATTTGCGTGGCCACAAACACTTGGAAACGTGTAGCGGTATCTACGTTTTAACCAAAGATGCCCCTAACAAAACTACAATTTAGACCCGGAATAAATCGCGAAACGACCTCATATACTAACGAAGGCGGGTGGTTTGATGGCGATAAAATACGTTTCCGGTTTGGGGTGCCTGAAAAAATAGGCGGCTGGGAACGAGCCACGGAAAGCACGTTTCTTGGCACTTGTCGTGCCCTCAAACCTTTTGTCGCGCTCGACGGCTCACGGTTCATGGGCCTTGGAACACACCTCAAGTACTACATTGAGGAAGGCGGCACCTATAACGACATTACGCCTATCCGTTCTACAACGAGCGCAGGGGATGTGACGTTTAGCGCCACCAACGGTTCTTCAACTATTACGGTAGCAGACACGGCCCACGGAGCAGTGGCAGGAGACTATGTCACCTTTTCAGGCGCGGCATCCTTGGGTGGCAATATTACGGCGGCAGTCTTAAACCAAGAATATCGCATAGATACGGTTGTTAACGACAACAGCTTTACCATCATAGCCAAAGATACGTCTGACGCCACCGTCACAGCTAACTCCAGTGACAGTGGTAATGGTGGTGGCTCTACGGTTGGCGCATATCAAATCAATACGGGTCTGGATACCTCCGTCAGGGGCACAGGCTGGGGCGTGGGAACGTGGGGTAGAGAAGGCTGGGGTGACGCCGCCGCCGCGACCGGCACGACCGCCATTCTACGTATCTGGACACATGACAACTTTGGCGAAGATTTGATTATAAACGTCCGAGATGCGGGCATTTTTTATTGGGATAAGACCTTGGGACTGTCTTCACGGGCCGTGGCAATTTCAGACCGCACCAATGCGGACTCAACTACCCCGACGATAGCCAAGCAAGTATTAGTATCTGACCGCGACCGGCACATCATTGCGTTTGGCTGCGATGCGGAAAATGCCATTGGCACCCAAGACCCTTTGTTGATCCGGTTCAGTGACCAAGAAGACCCGACTACGTGGCAATCCTTGCCTTCTAATACAGCAGGCGACCTGCGTATTGGCTCGGGTTCCGAGATTGTGGCGGCGGTAGAAACACGTCAGCAAATCCTTGTATATACGGATGTTTCTCTACACGCCATGCAGTTTTTGGGGCCACCCTTCACTTTTGGTATCAGCTTGGTATCAGAAAACACCACGATCATGTCGCCTTTGGCTGCCATTGCACACGATGACGTGGTGTATTGGATGGGCTTTGAAGAGTTCTACGTGTTTAGTGGCCAAGTACAGCGTATTCCCTGTACGGTAAGGTCATACGTTTTTGATGATTTTAACCGTGAACAAAAGGAAAAGGTCTTTGCGGCGTCGAACTCGGCGTACAGCGAAATCTGGTGGTTCTACCCGTCGTCAACAGCTAATGAAATTGATCGCTACGTTGTATTTAATTATCAAGAAAATGCTTGGTATTACGGTACTTTGGTGCGTACAGCTTGGGTTGACCGTGGCATCAATGATTACCCGGTGGCTACGTTTACTGATGGCAGGCAATATTTCCAAGAACTGGGTCTGGATGACGCTACTTCTAGTCCTGCTGTTGCTATTAACGCCCACATAGAATCTAGCCAGATTGATCTTGCGGACGGTGAGCAGTTTGCCTTTATACGCCGCCTCATCCCCGATATAACCTTTGAAAACTCCACTGCGGCCTCGCCAAACGTCGTTTTTACCACCAAAGTCCGTGATTTCCCCGGCGGTAACTACGATTCAGAGGATGCGGCGACTGTTACACGATCTGCAACTACCCCTGTAGAACAGTTTACAAATCAGGTACATTTACGTCTGAGAGGCCGTAGCTTTGCGCTTCGTATAGCCTCCTCTGACACTGAAACGCAATGGCGGTTGGGCTCTGCCCGACTAGACGTGCGCCCGGATGGCCGCAGATGAGCGGACGCCGCTTAGTATTACCTCAGTTTCCACGGGCACCGGAACAATACGATGCCACGTATATGTCGGAGGTTGTGCGCTCATTCTCTGTATTTCTTGAGCTATTCAACAACCCCGGCGATGCACGGCACACGGAGCTTACTTTGACTAATTTACAGCAGAATGACTACAACCTAGAAACTGGCGCAGTGTTTCAGCAAGATGGCACGTTGAAAATAGTGATTGCCAATAAGCCGCATCCTGCCGGATTAGCGGGCACAGGTTCGGTAGGTTCTGTGACGGTATCAACCTCATAAGGGCTTTGATACAATCGCTGATAATCATGGGATAGTTATATGACAGCCGCCGCACCCCGAAGTCCAGAGCCATATGAGGTCCCAGAAGGGGGCCTTGCGTCGTTTCTAACTGCAACAGTTGGAGATTGGTCAGACGAGGCGCTGAACGCCGACAACTACTATGACATTGTTAAGCCGACAGCAGAACAACTGGCGCAGTTTGGGCGAGAAGAAGATGATCGCATAGCGCACGTTGCCACTGGCGAAACCATTATTCCCATGGCGGTCTTTGAAGAAGACCCCGAACTAAAAGAAGCTCTATTTACACGTATGCGAGAAATGGGCATTGACCCAGAGCGTTACATCGTGGGTAGCGATTTAAATAGCATCAACCCTGTCACAGGCCAGCCTGAGTTCTTCTTGAAGAAAATATTCAAGGGCGTCAAAAAAGCCGTCAAGGGCGTGGTCAAAGTATTTAAGAAAGTCGCGCCAATTATTCTTTCCACTGTGGGCTTCATAGTGGCTGGCCCTTTAGGCGCAAGTTTAGGTTCTGGGATTGGCACCTTAATTCAAGGCGGCAATCTTAAAGACGCCTTCAAATCTGCCTTAATCGCGGGAGCTACGGCGGGTATAACACAAGGTGCCATGGACGGCTTTGGCGCGGCAGGGCAAACGACGGGCGGCTTTGGTGCTAAATTATCTGCTGGAGTACAAGGCTTTGGAGAAAGTATAACCTCGGGGCTTTCTGGCGGTTATGTAGATCAGTTTACACAAGGTGTTGCAAATATAACGGGTCAAAGTGCGGCCCAAGCCGCTACTAACCAACCTGCGCTTACTGCGGCTGAAGCTGTGCAACAAGGTGCCGCTCCTGCCGGAGGTATTCCTACAAATATAGATATGACTCCACCCATAAGCGGTGGTCCGACAAATCTGAATATGACCGGTCCAACAAACCTAAATATGACCCCTGTCCCCGGTGCGGCTAAAGCACAGCTTGCTCGACAGGCAAAGACAGCCGCCGGAGGCATTCCCACGAATCTAGATATGACTCCTGTCCCCGGTGCGGCTAAAGCACAGCTTGCCCAAGGACCGACCGCCGCACAACTTACACAAATGCAAGCACCTACGCTTACAGAAACAGCTTCAACACAACTTGATCCTTTTGTTCCGGCAAGTGACGCCGCCACAACAACCGTCAGCGATATTCCCGATTTGCAAGGCACGGGCTCTTCTGATCCCGGCGGCATTAACTTTGGCGAGGTGGCCTCTAGCGGGATACAACAAAACGCAGATAGAACATTTCTGGAGAAAGTTACCGATTATCTGTTCCGTGCAGGGCAAACTCCTGCAGAAGTGGACGCCGCTGTATCTGCGGCTCGCTCGGATACATTAGCAAAAATGCTTAAAGATTATAATATTACTAGTATTACTCAAGCAGGTGAAGCGGGTCCGGTTATTGCAAAAGCTGTTGAAGCCGCCGCCGCAAAAGCGGGTCCGGGTCTTATGGCAAGATTTGGCCCCAGTGCGCTGGCTTTAACCGGCATTGGCGCGGCGGCAGGGTTTTTTGACCAGCCCGAAATGGAGCCACTACCTGATGCCTTTGGCGGCATGACGGGTCAAAAGCTGATTGACATGTACCCCTCACAATATACGTTGTCGACCCCCGGCGCATACATAGCTCCCTCCATGGCGGCGGCTGACGGGGGTGGCATCGATACGAGCAAGTTCCCTCGCCGCAATGGCAAGATAAGCGGCCCCGGCACCGAAACCTCTGACGACATCCCCGCTATGCTGTCTGATGGCGAGTTTGTCATGACGGCCAAGGCAGTGCGTGGCGCAGGGAACGGTAGCCGTGAGGCAGGAATGCGGAACATGTACAACATGATGAGCCGCTTTGAGGGGAACGCTTAACGTGGCTACTGAAACTACTCGCCAGATTATTCAGGAAGCGCCTGAGATAGAGGCAAAACGCCTTGAACTTTTAAACGCTGTCCGGAACTTTGTAGATCAAAACCTGTTTGCGGTAGGCCAAGAGGCCCCGCCACCCGTTTTACCTCCCGCCTTTCAGGTAGCAGGGCTAACGCCTTTACAGCAACAAGCCGCGGCCCGTGCGGCACAGGGCGTAGGAGCGTTCCAACCTTTCGTAGACAACACGCTGGATGCGTTGCGAAGAAGCGAAGATTACGCAGAAACCTATGGTTTTGGCGGTCTTACCGAGGCTCTCGGCGCTACCCGTGAGGGGCAACAGGCCCTGTCACAGGCGGCACAGCTTGCGGCGGCACAAAGGGCACAACCCTTTGCGTACCAGCAGGCCGCTACAGACGCTCTGATTGGGACCGACGCGGCCTTTGACCCACGCGGCATTGGCGCGTTTATGAACCCGTTTGAAGACCAAGTGGTTCAGCAGGCTTTGGCTGACATTGATCGCGGCAGTCAGCAACAACGACAACAGTTAGGCGCTCAAGCCGCCGCTACGGGGGCCTTTGGTGGCTCCCGACAAGCCGTGGCCGAGGGTGAACTGAACCGTGCGTTAGAGGAACAGAAAGCACGGACCGCGGCACAACTTCGTTTGGCTGGGTTCCAGCAGGCGAGCCAAGACGCACAACGATCTTTTGAAGCCGCACAGGCCCGACGTTTGCAACAAGCCCAACAGGTGGGTAACTTGGGCCTTCAGTTTGGTCAACTGGGTCAGGCAGACGTTGGTCAGCTTCAATCTTTGGGGCAAGCTAGTGCCCAGATGGGTCAAGGCTTCGGCACGTTGGCCCAGACAGGCGGTCAGTTGAGCAATGAGTTGGCTAACAGGGGCCTTCAGCAGGCCGGTCTGGGTCAGTTGCAACAACAGCTAAACCTTGGCGATGTTAAGACTCTGGAAGCTCTTGGTGCGCGGGATCAGGCTCTGCAACAAGCCATATTAGACGCACAGCGGCAGAGCAACCTACAACTGCAACAGTTCCCCTATCAACAGTATGCTTTCTTGAGTGACGTGTATAAAGGCACACCGTCCTCGCAACAAGTAACACAAATGTCTCAGACACAAGACCCCTCTATGTTCCAGCAAGTTGCGGGTCTGGGTATCGCTGGGTTGAGCGCCGCCGCTGGTGCCAAGAAAATAGGACTCTTTGACGGTTAAAAACTATGAGTGTATATAACAGACCATTATTTCGGCAGATGGGCGGTCCTGCACAGCCCATGCCGCAGGATATGGCTTCTCCCGCACAGCAATTACCGCCAGAGGCGGCTATGTTGCAACAGGTGGAGCAGGCATCTGCGGCGCAAGGGCAAGAGTTAGGGCAGGCATACGCCGAGCAGATGATGCAGGGCATTGACGCCGCGCAGTCCACCGAAGAATTAATTAACGCGTTCAGAGGCAACGAGATGCCACTGGACGCCCGCCGTGATGAACTGGCCGATTATGTCGGACAAGGGGACGCGGACCAGACGCCAGAGTCCGTATTGGCCATGGTCCAGCCGGTCATCATGATGACGGAAGAGGGGGCCATGAACAGCGGGATTGGCAACCTGATGCAACAACTTACCGGCGACATCGACATGATAACGGAAGGTGGGCAACCAACTGACATGGGTCAGGGGGTAGGAAGCTTGATGATGGCAGGGGCACCGGAGGCCCCTGCTCCACAAAATTTTAGACAAGGCGGTGAAGTAGCTTTTTTGCAGGACGCTAGTATTCCTACAGCCACGGCACCGTCAGGCTCTTTTAGACAATTAAGTAGTTCCGAGATTGCAAAACTTCTTAGTGGTGGTGACTTTAATTTTGGCACAGAGGTTCAAACTCAATATGAGTCTTTGTTGCCTCTTTTCAAAGAAATCGGCCTAGAAGGTCGGGCGCAACAAGAACAAGAACGCAAGGAGATGGATGAAGCGCAAGTTTTACTTTCTTTAGCGCGTGGTGGCCTCAGATTAGCGGCAGGTGACCGTGGCACAAGCGGCTCACTTGTATCGCAAATAGGATCTGCATTTGAGCCCACCGCCGCAGAAATTTCAGCCATTGCGGCACAGTCCCAAGACCGTAGAGATGCACTTCGAGCGCAAGATCAACAACTGCGTTTAGGTGCGCTTCAGGCGGGTATTAGCCAAGCCGGAGCGCAACAAACCCTTGATTTAAAGAGAGGCATAGCGGCAATTGACGCTCTTATCTCGGGAGGCACAGCTAAAGATGCTGTGACTGTTGAATTTGCTAACGGAGAAAGACAAACCTATGATTTAAGAACGCAATTTGCAGAATATCAAAATGCCATTGACAACTTAGGTGGCAGTGTCACAGATACAAAAACAACCAGTGATTACGGAAGTGGTTTAACCGGTCAAGCACAACAACGATTAAATCAGCCCGAAAATATTCAAAGTTTGGTAAGAGGCCTTCTTGGCGAAAGAGATCAAGAAGCTTTACGGGCTTTAACAGACCTTGCTTCAATTCAAAAGTTTAACGAACAAACCGGTTATGCAGAAAGAAGTGTTCCGGTGCACTTACAGCCCTTTGTGCGTTTGATTAATGACCCCACAGCGTTACAACTTTTCCGAGAACAAAACGCAGATTATAAAGAGGGTCTACTCAGAGACACGGAAAACATAGCAAACGACATTGCGGACGGGGCCGCCTCTACAGGGGCACTCTTTGAACATGTTACGGATAGAATTAATGATGCCGCAAAGATAGACATAGAAGCCGGAACGGGTATTCCCTCTGCTTTGACCGTCACGATAGACGGGGTTGCTCGAAGTTTTGCAGATATCTTTGGCGTTAAAATCGCTGATACAACGATTAGTGATGCCCCAGAAGCGAGAAGAATGCTGGAATCTGCAATGCAAAGTGTAGATCGTTATGTGGCGGGCGCTCCGGACGAGAGCCGATTGCTACAACAACAATATGAGCGTTTAGTTGAACAACTGCCAAACGCTTCTGCACTACAAATTGATAATGATGCCAAAAACAAACTTAAAAATTACAGGAACATCATTAGAGAAGATTTAAAAGTTCTTCAAGAAACTATAAGACGTTCACAGCTTTATAGGCCAAGCACGTTAGATGCGACTCGTAGACGACTTATGCAAGGCATACAGCTAGAAAAACTGCTAAACGCGTTGTATCAAAACTATGAATTTGGCCCCGCTGGACGAGACATCCCTACGGGGATATCCGGTCTGACCAAAGAGCAGGCAGAAAATATTGATGTGGAAGCGCTGACGCGGGACGTTCTTGAGCCACTAGAAAACCCAAGAGCTACACCCACGCAAATTGATTTTAGTGAGTACATTAAAGAAGTAAGCGGGTGATATAAAACCATGTCTGAAAATCAACAAAGTCTGGATGTCCTATCTAACCAAGTTTTAGGTGGCGAAAGTGCCCCTAAAATGCTCCGGTTTGATATTGGTGCCGCACTTGAGGACCAAGTCCCTTTAGGTGAAATAAATAAGGAACTTGCCCGATTAAAAGGCTTTGATTATGGCCCTGCTTTTTCTGAAATAAGAGAGGCACGTTTAAAAGAAATAACTGACGCTGGAGTAGCAAAAGAAAATGTTTCACCGGAATCCTTAGACCTTTTTGCAAATGAAGTTTTGTTAGAGCAATTAAGTGATGGAGCCTATGCCCGCGAAGCAAATCCTAGAAAAAGAGGCGCGGCGCAGGCTATGTTCGTTGATGTTCCGGTAGGTCTGGGTTTTGCGAAAGGTGCGGTGATGGGCTTTGCAAAAACACCGGGTCCCATCCCCGCCAGAATAGTTGGAGGTGGTTTAGGTGCTTTGGGTTTAAGCACCCTTAGTTATGTGCCGGGGGAAATAATTCTCCGCGGGGACCCCACAGGACTCACTGATTACGAAGGTCTTTATCCTTCTGAGCCGTTGCCGTCACAAAGAGCAGAAGTAGAAGCGGCAAGAACATATACCGGTGGATTATTAAGTTTGTTGACACTAGGCGGCGTAGTCAAACAAGGCGTTGTTGATTTTGGCTCGGATTTTATCGCACGTAACATTGAAAATATGGCCCCCGGTTATAAAAGAAGTTTTAGCAAACTTGCTGAAAAAGTTGTTAGGGGCACGGAAGGTTTAGTCCAAGCAATAGGACGACCTTTAGGACGCCCTGAAACAGTTGGGCAACAAGCCGGTGCGGTTGTCAAAGCTGGTTTTGCGTCCGTCGCTCCCGCTATCGGCGCCTATCAGGCCGAAAAAATTGACCCTTACGACCCTTTAACTCGTTTTGGCTTTGAGGTAGGCGCTAGTGCGATCCCTACAACAAGGATTGCAACTTTTGTAGGTGACAAAACTGTGGGGGCGTTTTTAAGAACGCTCAAAAATGTTTTTTCTAGAGAGGGTAGAGAGGATTCTGCAAGCAGACAAATTGTAGCGTCACTAGAAGCTCTTGATGCTAAATACGCTGACGTTGAATTTGATAGAGAAACTTTTTTAGCCGATCTTCAAGAAGCGTTAAACGATTCGCCAATAGAAAAATTGGTGGATAAAGTAAACAGGGAATTACCCGAGTCTCGCCAACAACTCATAGTACCTCCTTTAACCGTGGCTCAAAGAACCGCTGGGGTAAAAAAAGACATTGCAACAGGAGCGGGCACTACAAAAGAAATAAACCCTTTGATCGGCCTTGAGGCGTTAGATAGGGGTTTAAGAAAAACAAATCAGGGGGCCGGTGAGTTTGGAGAGTTGTCTGATCAACTTTATGAAGACTTTAAGTTGTTTGCCGGTCGTTTAATGGACGAACTTTTACGGCAAGCTCAAGGCAACCCTGAAGCTTTAGCCGAAGCCGCGCAAATACAAGAAGCTATTTTTTCTGCCGGCATCACTCACCGGTTAGAAGCGGCAAAAGAAGCGGCGATTACACGATCTCAAAATGTTCAAACACCACTACGCAGAAAAACTCAAAGTGAATTATTGGTTACGTATGTTGATCAAGCTTTGGAAGATGTAAATTCAGCCACTAACATGCTGTATGACCGCGCAAAGGAGCGGTTAGCGGGCCAAGACATTCAACCAACTTTTACTTTAGAAGCTATTAGACAGCTTCAAGATGACGGCGTCACGTCATTGCCCCCCGTTGTTTCCGAAATACTTAAAGAAATTAGTCCGGATGCTTCCAACTTGGAGGCTAATTTGAACCGACTTCGCAGTATCGAAGATGACGCCTTCAAGACTTTAGAAGGGCTCCGAAGAGAGGCTAGATCATACTTGAATACTCTTCCGCCTCGAGTAGAAGACGGATTACAGCCCCTTTTAGCTCGTATAGAAGGTCTTCCTGCACAAGAACAAATTACAATATTAAGGGACGAGTTGGGCGAAGTGACCGCCGTAACGCAAACACGGGACATAAAGGGTCAGGCCGCGTATATCCGTAAATTAATCTCTGCGGCTACAGCGCAGGGTGAGTTTGATGCGATTGGCCTTCGGGTTGCGGATGCTCGCGCACGACTCACGGGCCAAGAGGCAACAGAACTTTCGCTGTCTCAGCTTCTGGATTACCGGAGACGGTTAGGTAAAGCAAACCGTATCACCGTAAATCAAAATTTGGCCGCTGAGAGTTATCACATGAGCGTGGTAGAGGAAGGCATTGTTCGCGACTTGGAAGCTTTGTCTGGCGGAAGCTCATTGGTGGGAGAAGGGCCAGAGGCGTATCAATCTTTTGAGGCTCTTTTACAAAGTCTGGAAGAACAAAATTTAGAAGGCGTTCAGGCTGGTTTGATTTTGTTGCGTAAAGCTAATGCTTTTAACAGAGCGAAACATGATGTTTTCACGCGCACATTTGTTGGTGATTTACGGCAAAAAGACGCTAAGGGTGGTATGAGAATTGAACCCAAGCTTGCTTTACAACATGTTTTTAGAGGCAGTTCCGATGAAGTTTCTATAAAAATTGACCAAATTGAAGATGCCATAAACTTTATAAATTCACCTATTTTTGCTGATGTACGTAGAAATTTAACGCAGGAAGAACTTGAACAGCTTTCTCAATCAGCGACCCGCCGCCTCGGTACATATCAGGCGGGTAAAAACGATATGCTTTTGGCGTTTTTTAGAAAAGCCATAGATCGTGACCCTGCTTCACCCACATATAACATGGTTAATCCCACAAAAGCGCAAACTTTTATCAATGATAATGAAGAAGCTTTAGGCGAACTATTTCCAGAAGTTTTTGAGGACATCAAAGACGCCATACAGGGACGATTAGAATTTAAAGATTTGCTTGCGGAGCAAGAGCGGCTTGCGAAATCTCTTAATGAGCAATTCGTGTTGCAACAATTTAAAGGGGTTTATGACAACCCCGGTAAAAGAATCAAAACAATTTTAGGGGTGCCCGGAAATCGCCCAGATAACCCCGTTAGAAATTTTACTCAGTTGCTTGATGAAATTAGATCGGTTACGACAAGTGACAGGGGTCCCGAGTTTAGAAATCAAGTAAATAAAGCTTTAGTTTACTCTGTATTAGATTCTGCATTTATTTACGCGGGAGGAAGGAACCCTGCGGACAAAATCAATTTTCTTAAATTCAGAGAGTTTTTGTTTGAGCCTATTGACGGCCAAGAAGGTAGCGGCGTCCCCTCCGTTGCAGATTTACTAGAAGAAAAGAACTTTATTACAAAAAAATCGTTTGAAGACTATCAGACGTTGATTAATCAATCTGCGGACATTGAGCAGGTGATGAGAAACTACGGCCCACAATCTATTGAAAAGTTGGTTGATAAAGGCGCTTTAGTATCTAACATATTGATTCGAGCTTTTGGCTCTATAATTGGTAATGTGGGGCTTAACCGGCTCAAGGGTATTACCGGTAATATACCGGGAGCTTCAATGTCTGTGGCACAAACCACCTCAAACGCTACAGCGGAGCTTGGTTTGAACGCGCCACAGGCGAAAATACAGGACATTTTTACCGAAGCCTTGTTGGACCCGGAAGTAACTCAAGCTTTATTAGCGAGAGTGCCTAAAGACGAAAAAAAGGCACTTCAGTATTTTAGATCTCTTCCTGCAATTTTTTATACATCCGGTATACGTGGCGAGGTAGACGCTCTTCCGTCAGATAGTGGTGATATAACAATCCCGCTTGGTGGAGCAGATAGTGATACTCTTGTAGAGCAAGAAACTGTTTCGCCTGCACCGGAACCTGCACCGGAACCCGCACCACAGCCTGCACCACAAGCGGAACCTAACTTAGTATCTGAGTTAGCGGCGGCACAAATGGAGGCAATGCGTCCTACTGCACAGCCTGCGCCAGACCCGGTCATGGCCCGTGTTGCACAGCGCCCAACTAATCTGTCTTCACCTGAACCTCGCGGCACCCCGTTAGACACTCGGCGCGAATTTGAAGCGATGGAAGGACAGCTTGCTGGTGCGGGAAGAGTTCCTGCCCAGCAACTAGGTGCCCTGACCATAGATCAACAGTTGGATGCACCGTTGTCAATCAAGAACAACAACCCCGGCAATCTACGAATGGCGGGACAGCCCGGAGCAGAAGAGGGCTTAGAGGGCTTTGCATCTTTTTCTACCCCCGGTCAGGGTCTGAATGCTTTGACCCGTCAGATTGTCCTCGATACGCAAACGCGAGGTCTGACCTTGGGTGAGTTCATAACCAAGTATGCACCTCCGTCAGAAAATGACACAGAAGGTTACATCCGGTTCATGGAGCAAAGGACGGGTGTACCCAGAAACAGGAAAGTGCCCGAATTTTTAGTTCGCGACATAGCCCGTGCGATCGTGGAATTTGAGGGCGGTAAGTTAGCCCTACGTTATTTCTTTGGTGATGAGATGCGGGCCGAAAGAGAAGAAGTTACACCACCTCCTGTCGCACAAGCGCCCACACCACCGCCTACACCACCGCCAGTGGCGGCAAGAGCAACACCGCAGTCTATTCAGCGGGCCGCAAGAGTGTTAGGTCCTCAAGACGATATTGGGATGCTTGCCTCTGAAATGATGATGCGGGATAGACCGGCTTAAATCAGCCAATCCTTGGCGCTTTCGCCCAGTACATCACCAGCGATATTGATCTTGTCCCGTAACGCCGACAGGATCTTTTCGTCTATTGTCCCCGGACTGACCAGATCAACATAGGTCACGGTGTCCTTTTGGCCGATACGGTGGGCGCGGTCCTCGGACTGCAACCGAATCTCCAGATCGTAGCTGTTGCTGAAGTAGATGACGGTGTTGGCTTCTGTTAGCGTAATGCCATAGCCACCAGTGCGGGGCTGACCAACAAAGAACCGTAGCTCTGAATCAGGGTCTTGGAAGCGTTCGATGGTATCTTGCCGGTCTTCCTGCGCCGTCTCTCCAAAATAACTGGCCACGGACCCCGGACCGTACTTTTTAGCCAACGCCTCTTCGATGGCGTGGATGTCATAAGTCCAAGTCGCCCAGATAATTGCCTTGCCCTGCACCTCTTCAACTACATCAAGAAGTTCCGGTAACCTATTGTTTTTTATGGGTTGTAGAGGTCCTTCGTCTGGTTGCAGGTGACCACAACAGATTTGCTGTAACCGCATGATCTGTGTCAGGACAGAGGCTGTGGTAGCCAACTCGCCTTTCTCCAGCCGTGCCAGCGCCAAATCCTGCATCTGCTTGTACACCACCACCTGCTCTTTGCTTAGATTGACCTCGCGCCGCAGGTATACCTTGTCCGGTAGATCAAGGCACTCTTCTTTTAGCACCCTGCTACTAAACCGGTCCAGCTTCTCGCCAAGCTCATCTAAGCGACGATATCCGACAATCTCGTTAAAACTATGCGGCCCCATGTTCCTGCGCTGAACTACCGCATACCGGCCCTGAAAGCCATAGAAGCTGTTGAAGCCCAACGCCTCTTGCTCCAGAAACGCACACTGGCTAAACAAATCCATGGGGCTTTTAGTGATGGGCGAGCCTGTCAGAATGCGTCGATACTTGGACGCCTGACCTATCTTGATCAGGTTCTTTGTCCGCTGGGCACCCTTATTCTTGATCGTCGTGCTTTCATCCAGAATGGTGATGCAGTTGGGGTTAAGCTTTACAAACCGCTCCGCCGCTGTTGCACCTTTAGCGGTACTGAACGCTTCTGTGTTCATCACCAAAATGTGCAGGAACCCCGGCTCACGCTTCTCTGGGTCAGCTATCTCGCGTATTGCCTCACGAAACTTCTTGGTGAAGTTGGGTTGCCACTTGACGATTTTTGTCTGGATACGCTCGGGCAAATGCGCGGGTATTTCTTTCTTCACCCAGTTATCAAAGACACCTTTGGGCGCAATGACTAAAGCTGTGTTAATCTCCTTCGCCTCATACAGCGCGCCCATCGTGTCAATGGCGACCTTGGACTTTCCTGTACCCATCTCCATGAAAAGCCCAAAGTAAGGCCGTTGCCACGAATCATTAAAAACTTGTTGTTGATGTTCGTAAGGTTGTGTCGCGAAAGTGTACATATAGGCCCTCTACGTGTTGACTGCAATAATATGCGATGGTACGCTGGCTGTCCAGCCCTCAAAAAAGGGCCTAACCACGAAAGGAGATGCAATGAGCGAGATGCTCTTAGATATGGAAGCCGACCAAGCCACGGCTTCCGCCATCGAGAAGATGGATAACACTGGCTTGAGTAGTGTAGCCGAGATCGCACGGGCAATCCGTAATCAAGAAGATCTGGTGGCGCAACTTGATGACAAGCTGAAAGAGGCCAAACGTGACCTCCTGAAGCTGACCGACGAGGACCTACCAGCCATGCTGGCGGAACTCGGCCTCAATGCCATCGAACTCGATGATGGTTCCAAAGTGACCGTACAGGCGACCTACGGTGCCCACATTAAAGTGGCCGACCGTGAAAACGCCTTCCAATGGCTCCGAGATAACGATTACGGGGACATCATAAAGAATACAGTCAGTTGTAACTTTGCCCGCGGCGAAGACCAACAGGCCGTGGACTTCATGGAAGCGGCACAGCGAATGGGTTACATCCCAGAGCAAAAAACCGAGGTCCACGCGCAAACGCTGAAAGCGTGGGTCAAAGAGCGGGTGGAAAATGGGGACTCTTTCCCCATGGACCTTTTCGGCGCGTACACAGGCCAGCGGGCCAAGATTGCAAGGAGCAAATCATGAGTGCATCAAAAGCAGTAAAGAAGAAGGAAGAGGCTAATGAAATCGTACCGTTTAGCCCGGACATCTTTGAACAGGACGCCAATCTCGGCCTTGAAAACTTGGGCCAAGACGATCTGGCGTTACCTTTCCTCAAGCTTCTTAGCCGTCAGGACCCGGTGCTGGATGATCTGGACGACGCGAAAGCAGGCGATATCCTCAATACCGTATCGAATACGGTCTATTCGGGTAAAACAGGTATTCGTGTCATACCAAGTGCTTATCAGCGGCGCTTTATTGAGTGGGCTCCTCGGGGCACTGGTAGTGGCGCTCCTGTAAATATTTACACGCCGGAGGACACTCTGCCCAAAGTCGAGCGGGACCCCAACGACAATAAAGACTATGTCGTGGGTGGGAATGGCACGTATCTGGAGGAAACACACCAGCACTTCGTAGTCATTCTTGAAGAGGACGGCACGACCTCGACTGCCTTGATACCGATGAAGTCTACGCAGTTGAAGAAAAGCCGAAGGTGGAACTCCACAATTGCCCAGCGCACTTTGGTGGGCAAGAACGGCCCGTTCACACCACCCCGTTTCAGCCACATTTATCTGCTCAAGACTGTCTCTGAAGAGAACAGCAAGGGTAGCTGGCATGGCTGGGACATCAGCTTGGAAGGTGTCGTCGAAAACGGCGCACACTACAAGCAAGCCAAAGAGTTTTCCGAATCCATTCTGCGCGGTGAGGTTGAAGTCAAACACACCGACGATGGCGCGGGTGCAGGAGAAGACGCACCCTTCTAAGGAAAACGGGGGCTTCGGCCCCCTTAACTTTGGCGAATAAAAAATGTCTGATGCAGATCGTTTCTCGGTCATATTTGATGGCCTCAAACAAGCCTATGGCACGTTTGAAATCGACAGAACAAGCTCTAATGGCAAATCACAAGGTAAAGCGCGAGTCATTCGCGAACCACGCACCACGGAGCATTTCCAGCAACATTTGGCTGGAGAAGGGGCAGGGATCGGGATCATCCCGATCAACGAGGACGACAAGTGCATTTGGGGTTGCATCGATATAGATGAATACCCGTTGGACCATGCAAAGTTGGTGGAGCGGATTCGCCACACTCAGATCCCTCTGGTAGTCTGTCGGTCCAAAAGCGGAGGCGCACACTGCTTCATCTTCTGCACCGATTGGGTGACCGCCAAGATCATGCAGTCCACACTTCAGCATCTAGCTAGTGGGCTGGGCTACGGCGGTAGCGAGATATTTCCGAAGCAAATCAAACTTTTTCTCGACCGAGGCGATATCGGTAACTTCCTCAATATGCCGTATTTCAATGCGGAAGAGGGGCTACGTTACGCTTTTAACGATGATGGGTCCGCCGCGACATTGCAGGAGTTCTTTGGTTTACATGCCGCGCACGTCCAGACCCCAGAGCAACTACAAGCACTCACGCAGGCTACCGTCGAAGGAACAGCGATTGTGGACGGCCCGCCCTGTCTCCAGACCTTATGTTCTCAGAAAATCAGTGAAGGGGGCCGCAACAACGGACTCTTCAGCATAGGGGTGTACTTGCGAAAAGCTTACCCCGACACGTGGCAGGACGAAATTCTCCACCACAACATGAGCTACATTGACCCGCCGTTGCCTCTAAATGAGGTAAACATTGTCGTAAAACAATTAGAGCGCAAAGATTACGCTTATCGTTGCACTGAGCCGCCCATCCAGCCCTATTGCAACCGTGAGCTATGCCAGACCCGCAAGTTTGGCATTGGAGCCGCTATCAGCGACATGGCCGTAGCAAACCTACGCAAATACAACTCCATCCCGCCCGTATGGTTCCTAGACGTGAACGGTGTACCGCTGGAACTGGACACTGACGCGCTCCAGAACCAGACCGTCTTCCAGAAAGCCTGTATCGAACAGCTTAACTTCATGCCCCAGACGATGCCCCGCCGCGGGTGGGAGGGCCGCATTAACCAGCTTATGAAGGAAATGGCTGAAACAGACGGGGCCATCATGGAGGTGAGCGAAGACGCCAGCATTAATGGACAGTTTTACGAGTTCTTGGACGAGTTCTGCACTTCTACACAAAAAGCCGAAGACAAAGAAGAAATTTTGCTCCGCCGCCCATGGGTGGACGAAGAGGGCGAGGCCGTCCATTTCAGACTCAAGGACTTTGAAGGCTTCCTGCGTAAAAACCGCTTCAGTGAGTTTAAGACCCATAAAGTGGCCCAGCGCCTGCGGGATATCAATGGCGAGGCTGTGCAGTTAAAAATTAAGGGCAAAGCCATACGTGTGTGGCGCGTACCTTTACCGGAGACTCCTACCGGAGGACCAGAGTCCAAAAGCTTTGAACCACGGACCCCGGACCCGTTCTAATGTTCCGGATATTCGGGCCGCCCGGCACCGGCAAGACCACTACGTTGCTGAACATGGTGGAACAAACCCTCGACAAAGGTATCCCGCCCTCACAGGTGGGCTTCTTTGCGTTTACCCGTAAAGCGGCGACAGAGGCTAAAGAACGTGCCGCCAAGCGGTTTGAACTGGACCCTGACAAGGACCTGCCGTATTTTCGCACCATCCACTCTCTCGCATATCGGCTGATGGGCGTCAAAGAAACTGAGTTGATGGGTTTGCAGAATTACAAAGAGTTGTCCCAAGCCATAGGTTTTAACCTAAGTAGCTCGGCCAGCGATGACGAGGATGTGTCGTTTAAGGCTACAGATCACCCCATCTTGCAACTCATCAACCTGTCAAAGACCAAGAAAACCGCGCTGGAGCATGAGTACAACCACTCCAACGTCAACTTCACGTGGATGGAAGTGAAGTATGTAGCGGACTCTTACGCCAACTACAAAAGCACCTTTGGCCTGATGGACTTTACAGACTTGATTATGCGTTTTGCCAAGGAAGCTGACCATCTGATGCCCCCGCTGAAGATATGCTTTCTGGATGAAGCGCAAGACCTGTCGCCCTTGCAGTGGGACATTGCTCATAAGCTGGATGAAAAGTCTGAGCGGATGTACGTGGCAGGCGATGACGATCAGGCTATTTATCGCTGGGCTGGCGCGGACGTTGACCATTTCATCAACTTGTCCGGTGATGCCGAAGTTTTAGAGCAAAGTTACCGCGTTCCCGAAGTAATTCACGTTTTAGCAGAGAAAATCGCTTCTCGCATACAAAATCGTTTCCCAAAGGTCTACCGCCCCAAAAAAGAGCAGGGACAGATATTTCGTGTGCCGGATATCAGGACAATAGACATGTCCGAGGGTAGTTGGCTCATCATGGCCCAAGCTCGCTACATGCTTTATGACATCCAGCAAGAGCTTAAAAATGGCGGCTATTTGTTTGAAACACAGGCAGGTAAACGCTCTATTCCCGAAAAGATGTCGTTGGCCATTAACGGCTGGGAAACCATGCGAAAAGGTAAAGCGATCCCTTTTGGTGCAGTGCAAGCAATTTACGGCTACATGACTGGAAATGGTGCACGGATAAAACGTGGCCACAAAAACATAGCCGCAGACGACGAAGACATGTTCGACCTCAAGCAACTGCAAGATCATTACGGCTTACTGGCCACTGACCAAATGATCTGGCATGAA